TGACGCTGCTGGCGTCGTCGGTTCTGCGGATGCTGCTGCTGCCGATCCTGTGATGGACGTGGCGGTCCTGGCCGTGCTGCTGGCCGCGGTGACGTTCTGGCTGGAGCGCTGGCTGTCGAGATGAGAGGCGGTGCGATGGGCAAGGTTCTACTGCCCCAGGAGCCGCACATCGAAGGGCCGACGTGGCGGCGCTACGACGACGGCACCTTCTACCTTCCCGAGAAGTCGCTGGGCTGGGACATCCTCAACTGGTGGGCCACCTACCTGCGCTCGCCGGACGGCTCCGGGCCGTTTCTGGCCACCCTCGAGCAGGCCCGCTGGCTGCTGTGGTGGTTCGCCGTCGACGACAACGGCAAGTTCCTCTACCGGCAGGCCACGCTGCGCCGGCTGAAGGGCTGGGGCAAGGACCCGTTCGCCGCGGCCCTCGCACTGGTAGAACTGTGCGGGCCGGTGACGTTCTCACACTTCAACATCAAGGGCGAGCCGGTAGGCAAGCAGCGCTTCGCCGCGTGGGTCCAGTTGGCGGCGGTGAGTTACGAGCAGACCCGAAACACCAACGCGCTCTTCCCGGCGCTGATCACCGACCGGCTTAAGAAGGAGTACGGCCTGGAGGTCAACCGGACGCTGATCTACAGCGCCGCCGGCGGGCGGATCGAGTCGATCACCTCCAGCCCGTATGCGGCAGAGGGCAACCGCCCGACTTTCGCGGTGATCAACGAGGGCCAGTACTGGTTCGATTCCAACAACGGCCACGAGATGTCCGCGATGATCAAGGACAACCTCACCAAGACCGACGGGCGGCTGCTGAGCATCTGCAACGCCCATGTGCCCGGCGAGGATTCGGTCGCTGAGCAGGACTACGACGCCTACCAGAAGGTCAAGGCCGGCCGTGCGGTGGACACCGGCGTCCTCTACGACTCCATCGAGGCGCCCGCCGACACCCCGGTCTCGGAGATCCCGTCGAAGGAAGTCGACCCCGACGGCCACGAGCAGGGCATCAAGAAGCTGCGCGAGGGCCTCGAGGTCGCCCGCGGGGACGCCAGGTGGCTCAACATCGACGCCATCGTCGACTCGATCCTCGACATCCGCTCCAGCGTCTCGGAGTCGCGCCGGAAGTTCCTGAATCAGGTCAACGCCTCCAGCGACTCCTACCTGAGCCCCGCGGAGTGGGACGCCTGCGCCGACGTGGAAGCCTCACTGCAAGAGGGGGATCGGATCACCCTCGGCTTCGACGGCTCCCGCAGCTCGGACTGGACCGCCCTGGTGGCGTGCCGGGTTGAGGACGGGCTGATCAGCCTGATCCGCGCGTGGGATCCCTCGATTCAGCCCACCGGTGAGATCAACCGCGAGGATGTCGACGCCACCGTGCGGGCGACGTTCGAGAAGTACGAGGTGGTCGGATTCCGCGCTGACACCCACCTGTGGGAGTCCTACGTCGATGCGTGGTCGCGCGACTTCAAGCGGACCTTGAAGGTCAACGCCTGCCCGAACAACATCGTGGCGTTCGACATGCGCGGCGGCAACCAGAAGAAGTTCACCCTGGACTGCGAACGGTTCCTCGACTCAGTGCTCGACAAGGAGCTGACCCACACCGGCGACACCACGCTGCGCCAGCACGCCCTCAATGCGCGCCGGCATCCCACCTCGTGGGGCGGCCTGGGTGTGCGCAAGGAGAGCAAGGACTCCTCGCGAAAGATCGACGCGCTCGTCTGCGCGGTCATGGCCTACGGGCTGCGACACGAATTCCTCATGAGCAAGCGAAACCGGTCCCGGAAGGCGGTGATGTTGCGCTGATGGCCGACTACACGCAGGCCCGCGACGATATGCTCAACGCCTTCAACAGCGTTCAGTTGCCGATGCAGGACTCCAAGGCCTACTACGACTCCCTCAAGCGCCCGGAGGCCATCGGCATCGCCACGCCAGTGGAGATGCGCAAGTTACTCGCGCACGTCGGCTACCCGCGGCTCTACGTCGATGCCATCGCCGAACGCCAAGAGCTGGAGGGCTTCTCCCTCGGCCGGGCCGATGAGGCCGACGCCGAACTGTGGGACTGGTGGCAGGCCAACGACCTTGACGCGGAGTCTACCCTCGGGCATACCGACGCCCTGATCTACGGGCGCTCCTACATCACCGTCTCGGCGCCGGACCCCGACATCGATCCGGGCATCGACCCGTCGGTGCCGATCATCCGCGTGGAGCCGCCGACCTCGCTGTACGCCGACATAGATCCGCGGACCCGACTGGTCACCAAGGCCATCCGCGCGGTGTACGGCGAGGATCAGGTGTACGGCAACCGCACCACCCTGGTCGCGGCGACGCTGTACCTGCCCAACGAGACGGTCTACTGGGTCGCCAACCGCCAGGGCACCCTGGCGAAGGGCAAGACGGTCAAGCACAACCTCGGCGTGGTGCCGGTGATCCCGATGGCCAACCGCACCCGGTTGTCCGACCGCTACGGCACCTCGGAGATCTCCCCGGAGCTGCGCTCGGTCACCGACGCCGCAGCGCGAATCCTAATGAACATGCAGGCGACTGCGGAGTTGATGGCGATCCCGCAGCGGTTGATCTTCGGCGTGCGGCCCGAAGACCTCGGGGTGGACCCGGAGACCGGTAAGCAGCTCTACGACGCTTACATGAGTCGCATCCTCGCGTTTGAGGACAGCGAGGTCAAGGCCACCCAGTTCACCGCTGCGGAGCTACGCAACTTCGTGGATGCGCTTGATGCGCTGGACCGAAAAGCCGCGGCCTACACCGGACTTCCGCCGCAGTACCTCTCGTTCAGCTCTGACAACCCGGCCTCGGCAGAGGCGATCAAGTCCTCGGAGTCGCGTCTGGTGAAGAAGGTGGAACGCAAGAACCTCCTCTTCGGCGGTGCGTGGGAGCAGGCCATGCGAGTGGCGTGGCTCTGCGTCAAGAAGGAAGAGCCCCCGCAGGAGATGTACCGGCTGGAGTCCATCTGGCGCGACCCGAGCACTCCCACCTACGCGGCGAAAGCTGCTGCGGCGGCCCAGCTGTACGCCAACGGCGCCGGGGTGATCCCCCGCGAGAGAGCCCGCCAGGACATGGGCTACACCATCACCGAGCGCGAAGAGATGCGGCAGTGGGATCGGGAAGAGAACCCGATGGGTCAACTCGCCGGCCTGTACTCGCCGGTGCCCCCCACCCCGCCGGCGCCTGAGCAACCGATGCCGTGACCAGTCCGGTCCCGCAGACACCGCAGACCCCCCAGGAGTACGCAGCCCAGCAGGCGCTGATCTCCGCGGCGCTGGCGGTGTTCGTAGCCCAGATGGCCAAGCTGTTCGTCAACCCCGCGCTCACCGCCGCCGAATGGCTCGGGATGCTGCGCCTGATCTACCCGGAAGTCGACGCGGCGCGGGAGAAGTCGGCCCGGCTGGCGCGCAGCTTCTACGACACCCAGCGGGCCATCGCCCACCCGGATCTGCCCGTGCTCGCCCGCGATCTCGAGCCCTACCGCTTCGAGTGGTTCGCCCAGTCGATGGAGCCGATCCGGGCGCAGATGTCACTCCCACAGTCCCAGAACACCGCGGTGGGCCAACTGGCCTCCCTGGCGGTGCGCGAGGCCGAGAACGCCGGCCGCCGCCAGATCATCAAGGCCGTCGAGAACGACAAGCCCCTCGCCGAGAAGATCGCCGCGCAGAACGCAATCGCCGCCGAGGAGAAGCCGGGGAAGCGGCAGCGCAAGACCCCGAAGCTGACCCCGGACGAGATCGATGAGTTCCAGGCGCTGCTGAGAGGCGAAGTGCCGCAGAAGCGCACGACGTGGGGCGGCCAGACCGTCGAGTCCACCCCGAAGGCCACCCCTGAGCGCTCCACCGCGGTGCGGGGCTGGGCGCGGGTGGCCACCGGCCGCGAGACGTGCGCCTTCTGTCTGATGCTGATCTCCCGCGGGCCGGTGTACCTCGGCGCCGACACCGCGGGCCTGAATCTGCCCGAAGACGAAGTCGTGCAGATGTTCCAGCAGAGCGACCTGAACGAGTACTTCGAGGACATCTCCGACTTCATGGAGGAGTGGCACCCGAACTGCGACTGCAAGGTCGTCCCCGTCTTCAACACGAAGTCCTGGGTCGGTCGCGACGAGTCGCGCAAGGCCCTTGAGATGTGGAAAACCGCCTCTCTCAAGGCCAAAGACGCACTCGAGGCCGACCCCGGCAAGCAGTACTACTCCTTCAAGGAGAAGAGGTGGTTACCCACCACGGTGAACCGCGAAGCGATCAACCAGCTCCGGCTGATGATCGCCGACAGTTCATCGGCTGACTGGGCTGCACTCCACGCAGCCTGATTTCCCGCCGAGCCCTTGATGGGCTCTCAACATTGCCCAGGAGGCAGTTAATGTCCGACGCTCCCGAAACCGAAGCTCTCGACGCTCCCGAAGCCCAGGCGGCACAACCGGAGACGTTCACCCTCGACTACGTCCAGGGGCTACGGCAGGAAGCCGCCAAGTACCGCAGCGAGAAGAAGGATGCGGTGTCAGCGGCCAAAGCCGAAGTCGCCAGGGACTACGAGTCCAAGATGGCCGAGAAGGACGCCGCCCTCGCAGAGATGCAAGGGCAGTTGTCCACCCGCGGCCTGGAGCTTCTCAAGCTGAAAGCCGTTCTCGCGGAGGGGATTCCCTCGGAGGATGCGCAGGAGGTAGCGGCCCTGGTTCAGGGTTCCGATGAGGAGTCGGTGTCGGAGAGCGTGAAGCGCGTCAAGGCGCTTCTGGACAAAGGTCCCGTCCGGGACCGACCCATTGACCCATCACAGGGCGCAGGTAATGACCTCCCGCTCAACGGCGATCCGCTGCTGGAAACAGTCAAGCGGATGGTCGGAGCTGTCTGAGCCCTGACCCGTCTTCAGAGAAAGTAGCTACAAAATGCCAGGATTCGTCACTCCCACAACGGTGGCTAAGACCTCCGACACGATGTTCTCGGGCTTCCTCGACCCGGTGCTGTCGCAGGACTACTTCGCCGAGATCGAGAAGGCCTCGGTCGTCCAGCAGATCGCCCAGAAGATCCCGCTGGGACCGACCGGCGTCCGCATCCCCCACTGGACCGGAGATGTCCGTGCCAAGTGGGTCGGTGAAGGCGAGCAGAAGCCCGTCGCCAAGGGCGACATGACCAAGCAGGAGATCGTGCCCCGCAAGATCGCCGTGATCTTCGCCGCCAGCTCCGAGGTCGTGCGCGTGAACCCGCAGAACTACCTCAACACGATGCGCATGAAGGTCGCCGAGGCCATCGCTCTGGCCTTCGACGCCGCGGTCCTGCACGGCTCGGGCACCCCGTTCGGCGCCTTCGTGGCTCAGACCAGCAAGAGCATCAAGCTGGCCGGCGCCACTGCCGCCGACACCGCCTACACCTCGCTCAACGCCGGCCTGCAGTTGCTGCTCGACGACAAGACCGGGGTGAACAAGTCCAAGAAGTGGACCGGCACCCTGTTCGACAACGTCGCCGAGCCGGTGCTCAACGCTGCGGTGGACACGGCCAAGCGCCCGCTGTTCATCGAGGCCACTTACCAGGACATCAACGCGCCGTTCCGCTCCGGCCGTGTGCTGGGTCGTCCGACCTACCTGTCGGATCACGTCACCGATCCGGGTATCGGCATCACCCCCACCACGACCCTCGGGTTCATGGGCGACTGGAGCCAGATCGTCTGGGGCCAGATCGGTGGCATCAGCTACGACGTGAGCGATCAAGCAACGCTTGATCTTTCGGCCAACGGTGACGGCTCCGGTCTGGTCAGCCTCTGGCAGAACAACCTTTTGGCAGTCAGGTGCGAAGCCGAGTTCGGCGTCCTCGTGAACGACCCCCAGTCGTTCGTCAAGCTGACCAAGTGAGCGTGAGGGAGGGGCGCTCTCGGGCGCCCCTCCCGATCCTCCCGGAGAGGGAAACATGAAGATCATCAACAACTCCAACGATGTCGAGGCCGAGGTCGCCGACTCCCTCGCCGAGCTGCTGATCAATGCGGGCGGCTGGAGGGCCGCAGACGCTCCGGCAGAAGCGCCGGCCAAGCCCGTGCGCAAGCGCGCGCCGCGCAAGGCCCCCGCCGACGACCAGGCGTAGCGCATGGCCTACGCCTCGACCGACGATGTCGCCGTTCGCTGGTCGCGCGAACTCTCCTGCGACGAAGTCAAACTCGTGCAGGTCCGCCTTGAAGATGTCGAACGCCTGATCCGCCGCCGGCTCCCCGATCT